GGGTTTCAACCTGATTTGGTATGGTTAAAAAGAAGAAATGCAGATGGTCATCATCATATGTGGCACGATAGTTCACGACCACTTTATGGTTATATTAGGTCTAGTCTTACTAATGTAGAAAACACTAATTCAGGCTATAATTGGTTTAAATCATTTGATACTAATGGATTTACAGTTTCATATAGTTCAACTGGAGGAGGCAATACTAGTGAATATAGCACTTCAGGTGGAACATATGTAGCTTGGAACTGGAAAGCAAATGGCGGCACAACTGTAACAAATGAATCTGGTTCAATAGATAGTACAGTACAAGCAAACACTACAGCAGGGTTTAGCATTGTTACTTGGACTGGAACTGGAGCAACAGTAACTCTTGGACATTCATTAGGTAAAAAACCTGACGTTATGATAGTGAAAAATCGTGATGCTACAAATTCTTGGGTAGTGTATCATAGTGCTAATACGTCTGAACCTGCAACAGAATATCTTTTGTTAAACGATACAGCAGGGACTGCTGACAATAATACTTTATGGAATGACACAGAGCCTACTGATTCTGTTTTTACTGTTTATGGTCAAGGTGCAATGAATGGTAATACAAATCAAATGATAGCTTATCTTTTCACAGAGATAGAGGGTTACTCAAAGTTTGGCAGTTATACTGCAAATAATTCCACAGATGGTAGCTTTGTTTTTACAAATTTTACTCCTGCTTTTGTTATGATAAAATCAACATCACAAACTGAAAGTTGGGATATGCATGATAATGCAAGAAATCCATTTAACGTAAATGATAAAAGTTTAATAGCAAATGGTTCTAATACAGAAAATGTAGTTGTAGTTGCTAGACAGCAGTTAGATTTTTTAAGCAATGGTTTTAAATTAAGAAATGCAGGAGATGGTAACGCATCTATAAACAATGAATCAGGCACATACATCTATATGGCATTTGCAAAAAATCCTTTTAAATATTCTACGGCTCAATAATAGGAGAAGATAATGGCTTATAAATATAAAGACAGATACCTCAAGGTTGGTAAGGCATGGCAAGATGATGATGGGTTTAAGCATCCTTATAACTGGTCATCTTCATGGTCAAGTGATGACTTATCTAAGTGGGGTGTATCTGTAGAAGCTGATGTTGATACAAGTTATGACGATAGATTTTATTGGGCAAAAGGTATTGAAAGGAAACTAGCAGATGAGAATGTAGTTGATGAAGATGGCAAGGCAGTAAACGATCCTATTACTGGTAAACAAATGGTGCAGTTAGGTCTTAAATCAAATTGGATTGCACAAACAAAAACAACTGCTAACAGTAAACTTGCTAGGTCTGATTGGTATGTCACTCGTAAAGCAGAAGCATCAACTGCAATACCCTCTGATATTAGTACATATAGATCAGCAGTAAGAACAGCCACAGCAACAATAGAAAAAAAGATAACTGATTGTGCAGATTTAGATGCTTTTAAGGCATTGTTTGTAGTACCAGTTGATAGTGATGGTGACCCTACTGGCAATGCACCTATCTATGATTTTCCAGACGAGGTGTAAATGGTAAAAGCAAGTGAAGTAAAAGCACAAATAGATACACATGAAGCAGTATGTTCTGAGAGGTGGAAAGAAACTATACTTCGCATCAAACGTATTGAACACATAATGATTGGTACTAGTGGCACTGCTATTGTTTTACTCATAGGTTTACTAGTGAGGTAGCCCATGCTTGAAATGCTAATGGTTGCGAATAGTGCCTTTGCTGTCATCAAACAAACTATAGAAAATGGTCGTGATATAAGTTCAGCAGGTGCTGCAATCGGTAAGTTTGTAGGTGCTGAAGACCAACTCCAACAAGATTTAAACAAGAGAAAGAATAGTATATGGACTAACTTTCTTGGTAAGACAGACAATGACCTTGAAGAGTTCATGGCACTGGAACAGATACGAGTTAAGAAAGATCAGTTGCGAGAGTTTATGCAACTATATGGCAGAGCTAACCTTTACAATGACTACATACAATACTGTGCTGATGCCAGGAAAGCTAGAAAAGAATCTAGAATAAAAGCAGCTAAACGTAAACAACATATACAAGATACTATAATGAAAGTTATATTAGCCATATTGATTACTGCTGTATTGTCAGGAGCAGTGGCAGTATTATATATTATAGCTAAAAAGAAAGGTTTGATATGACTGCATTTGTTTTGGCTTGTTATCTAGGCACTGTTTCTTCTGGGTCTATATATTTTAAAAACGTAAACGATTGTACGTATTATGCTGACAATTTATCTGGTCAAGTATTAGAGACTGAAGATGGTTCTAAACGATATGAATGCATGTGCAAACTTGTTCCTCAAGTGAATCCAAAAAAAGTTAAGGTATATTAATGACAGAAGATAAAAAGAAAATTATTAATTTAGATGTAGGTCAAAATAGTTTTGAGTTATCATTGAGAATATTAGGTAATGAATTTGTTGCTATCAAGATAGGATCTACTAACTTTAGTGGCAAGCTAATAGCTGGTGGTATTTTATTATTATTTTTTACTTTAGTTTTACTAGAAGGCTTTGGTTTGAATGAGGTGCTAAAACAATGAATGTAGAAACATTTTTAAAATGGAAGATACTACCAAGATTTATGATGCTTGCTAGTACAATAATGTCCTGGAGATGTGCCGAATGGTTTATGGATTTAGATGCACCAACTGCTAGTCAGTCTGCATTTGTATCTGTGGTTATGGGTGTAATGACTGGAGTATTTGGTATATGGATGGGTCACGAACATAAGGGAGACAACAATGTTAACAGCGTTAATAGGTCCAGTAAGTAACTTACTCGGTAAGTTTATAGAGGACAAAGACATGAAGAATAAGTTGGCACATCAGGTGGCAACTATGGCAGAGAACCATGCACAAGAATTAGCTAAAGGACAAATAGAAATAAACAAGGCAGAAGCTACGCATAAATCTATATTTGTTGCAGGTTGGAGACCCTTTATCGGTTGGACATGTGGAATTGCTCTTTGTTGGCACTTTGTCCTAGCACCTGTTACTATGTTTGTATGTGCCTACTTAGATGTTATTATACCTGAATTGCCTACATTTGATATGGGTTCATTGATGACTGTGTTGATGGGTATGCTCGGATTAGGTGGACTTAGAACGTATGAAAAGCAAAAAGGACTAACAAAATGAGTAAGTTTTACATGCATTTATATGATTTCTTTAAAGCTATATCTGATTATTTTTGGTTTAAATCTGTCAAGTATAATAAAAGGATAAGAAAATGATGTGGTTTTGGTTGAGTTTAGCTAAATTTTTTAATAAGATTGGTAATTATTTCTACCATCTTCATGTGAAGGCATTAAAAGTTAGACAAGGGAGACGTTAATGAAAAAAGGTTTATATGCAAACATTCACGCAAAAAGAAAAAGAATCAAAGCTGGTTCCAAGGAAAAGATGAGAAATCCTGGAACTAAAGGTGCTCCTACAGCAAAAAACTTTAAGCGTGCAGCAAAGACAGCAAAGAAAAAGTAATGGAACTTACAAAAAACTTTACAATAGGTGAGTTAACAAAAAGTCAGACAGCAGAACGTAGAGGTATAACAAACGTACCTAATGCAGATGCTGTGTATAATTTAAAGCTATTAGCAGAAAATATATTACAGCCAATCCGTAATGAGTATGGGTCCTTTATGGTTTCTTCTGGTTACAGATGTCCTGAGTTGTCTGTTGCTATTGGCAGTTCTAAAGATAGTCAGCATTGTAAAGGGCAAGCTGCAGACTTTGAGGTAGCCAATGTGGATAACTATGATCTTGCTGTGTGGATAAGAGAAAACTTAGACTTCGATCAGCTTATATTAGAATGTTATACTGGTGGAAACAGTGGCTGGGTACATTGTAGTTATGCAGAGAATGGTAGAAAAGAAGTGCTTACATACGATAAACTTAACGGCTATAGGCATGGGTTAATAAATGGCTAAGAAGAAAAGTGTAAATCTTTCTGTTGGTCGTGGAGAAAAACGATCAGTTAAACAGGGTGGTGGACTAACTGCAAAGGGCAGAGCTAAGTATAATCGTGCAACAGGCAGTAAATTAAAAGCACCTGTAACAGGTAAGGTCAAAGCTGGAAGTAAAGATGCTAAGAGAAGAAAGAGTTTTTGTGCTAGGTCTAAGAGTTGGACAGGTCCTAGAGGGAAAGCTGCAAGACGTAGGTGGAAGTGTTAGAAGAAAAGTTTGGTCAAGAGTTTATTGACTGTGTGTTAGGGCAATGTAAGCCTGATTGTTATTTATGTATTAACGACAACAAAAGAGAGGAAGAAACTATGCCAATGGGTAAAGGAACTTATGGTAGTAAAAAGGGTAGACCAGCTAAGAAGAAAGGTCTAACTGCAAAGCAAAAGACATTGCCTAGTGCTTTGCAAAAAAAGATTATGAAAAAGAAATCAAAGAAGTGATTTTTGCAAGGGTTTTATTTCCCATTTAACAGGGCATTGCACACTATCTATTTTTCTAGCCATTTCTTCAGGGTTTGCTCCTGAATCTTTGTAGTTTCTAGCTACATTCACAGAGTCAGCAGATGCAAAAGGGTAATGTTTACCAGCTTGTGCTAAGCCTCTAAGCATATGTATGTGTGGTAAATGCCTATGTTTTTTTGACAATATATTAAATGCTTCGTTAATTCTGTCACACCATTTGTTAGAACCTACTTGCCAATAATCTCCTGAGCTACCAAAACAAATCTTTGGGTATCTGTCAGTTAAAAATAAAAGATAATCTAAATCTAAGTTTAAATGCCAAACAGGTGCAGACAAAAAATCAGGAAAAGGAAACTGTAATAACAATTCTTTTTGTTGTTTGATTGTGCCACCTATAACATCAGGTATAATTGCCCAATGAGGGTGACCAAGTTTAGGCTCAAGCCAAGCATACAATTTGTTATAATCGATCTGCTTGCCCTGAGTAAAAGATGTAAAAGCACCATTATCCCACATAATAGATTGCCCTATTTGTAAACAAACATCTGCATCTCTTGCATCTGCAAAACTTACACAGAAATGTTTACCAGCCATATTATATAGCTGTTCTTTAGGAGTTAGTGGTGTTCCATGATAATGAATCATTGTGATGATATGACCTTTACACCTAAATGAGTGCCAATCAATTCAACATTGTCATAGGCTGCTTGTAAGATTTCATATATTTCTTCCTGATAATATTTTTCATGGTATATTTTTCTCTGAAATTTGCTGAAATCTTCAACTTGTATTTGATCTTCAGATTTTATTTGAACATCATAAATATTTACCGAGTCATCATTAGGACAACGACAAACTAATTTAAAGTTGTATGTATGTATCATTTTTTCTTCCTAAGTAGTACCAAATAGACAAAGCAGCTAACATTTTGCTTGCGAACATAGCTAATGTAGCAACGAAACTAAATTGGTTAATGATTATTAAAAAGATTGCACTATCTATTGGAGTGGACAACAAAGAAGATATAAGTATTCTTTGTCTTAATGACTTCTTGCTCCATGTATAGTATGCCCAATCAATTATTTCGCTGACTAAAAAAGCAGTCACAGATGCAACTGCAACAAATGGACTTGCCATAAAGTAACTTAATATACCACCTATAGCCATAGCTCCTAGAACCTTATGACCTATTTCCTTTTGTGCATAATCTCTCAAAACAAAAACAAGACCAACAATTAAAGCCATTGGTGGGTACATCTCTCCTGTGCCAAACAATGGTAACATTGGAACATGTACGAATCCTATGTTAATTAAAACTATTGATATTATGTAAATTAAAGTAAATTTTATTACGCTCATGTTTATCTCCTATTTTTTCTTCTTGTAAGTAAATCTAGTGCCATCTCTAGCAGAGCCATGTTTGTGTCTGTATGGACCTGAGTCAAGCATAATAGCTGATAAGTCTGATACTCCGTAGTTCATAACTGTTGGTTGCCTAGAAACTTTGCCATATTCTATTTCATTTATGGCTCTTGGATCGTCTTGGGTGCTCCAATCTTCATCATCTGTAACTTTTGTGTTTTTGCTAGTGTTCAATCCTAAACCTAGAAAGACACATTCACGACAACGTATAACTTTGTTTCTTGGGTGTCCTACTTCTTTTAGTTTTACACCACAGTAGCCACAACAATCAAAACTTTTACCAGCCTTATTGTAATTCATTATCCTCTCCCTTTATTTCACTAGAATATACAAACCATCTCTTACCAAACTTTTTACCTTTGACCTCTCCGTTCTGTAACAAACGAAGAAGTCTTTTTCTATTACTTGGAGTATCTCCAAACATCAGTTCGGTTGCTTCCTGTGTGGAATAGTATGATTTAGAATGGTATTTCATCATCAAGCTCATCTTTTAAAGCAGCAATAGGACTAGGTTTTGGTGGGTCTATTGTCTGTGCAAGTGATCTCATTCCAGGTTGTGACACTCCATCTGATATACTGTCTGTGTAGTTGCCTACAACAACCTCTGATATTGACAGACCAAATGTACCATCATCATTACCAAATAGTTTTACAGAATACTTAGCATCTTTTCTAAGATGTATATCTGCTGGTGAGCCATCTTTAAATGGTTTCCAATTAGAGTTACCATGTGTAGCCTTGCCCTCTGAATTAGGGTACAAGGTTATGTTTGCAGTCTTAATATATTTATTAGCCATTAGTTTTCCTTTCAAATTTATCTAAATATTTAACAAATATCTGAATTGCTTTTTTATACAAGTCAGGGTTGTGTTCTTTAATCTCGTTAAGTGTTGACTGTGAATCATTGTAATAAGCATCTAATTGATCTTTAGTTCTTTGTTGCTGACACCAATGCTCAAAGTCAGGTATCTTTTCTTCGTGTCTTTCTCTCCTTTCTTCAGTAGTAAGCACACGATTTTGCGTGATAGGTTTAGGTATAACTTTAACTTCTTCTTGTACAGGAGTAGGAGTTACTACTTTTTTTGGCTCCTCTTTCAAAGCATCTGTCTTTCTCTCAACTGCATCAAGTTCATTTGCACTTGCATACTCTCCACCAGCAAGACCTAGACTAGCCAAAGCTCTACCTATTGCAGATGTTTCAGCGTTCTCCAAGGCAGATGTTGTGTTGACCATGCCCTGTCCTCTGATTTCTTCTGCCATACCAGCACCAACTTTGCGATTATCTTTGTCTGTGATAATAGCTTTGACAACAACTTTCTGTCCATCATTGACTAGTATCTCAGTATCAAGACCAAAGTCTGTGCCATGTATACGTCTAAAGGCTTCCATTCTATGCACAACCTGTGTATAAAGTTTGCCACCTTTTTGTTTAACACCATGCGACTTGTGTAAGTCTGCGATAGTGTCCATTGTTTTAGCTAGATTACTCATTGTTTCCTCTCATTGTTTTACTTAGTAAATTCATAAGCACTTCGTTTTGCTCCGTAACAACTTTGTGCTTATCCTCTAGTTTTGCTATACGTTTCTCTAATAGATCTATAGCTTGTGCATGATACTGCTCAGTATCAGTCATTTCTTTTGTCCATTTATTGACTAATTCGTTAATCATATCCCAGCTCTTTCTTCTGCCATGTGTTGAATTATATCTTCGTCAGTTACAGACTCATGGAAGTAATGTCTTGAACTCCACATCTTCATCTGTTTTCTGCCACTCTCGCCCTTAACTGCACTTCCATCTACAATCACTAGTCCTTTATCTTTTAGTGCCTTGTAGCGTGCTGTAATCGTGCTGTATCGGTACTCAGGCAATGCATACTGCACCTGATCTGATATACAACCTGTTTCTCCAAAAGAATCTATAACTCCAAGGACTATTTTCTCCATCTGTGATGCCTGTATTTTGTAAGCACTATCATGGCTAGTTCTAGGACCATCATTTCTTCTTAATGTTTTTGGATCTGTCATGTTAAATCTCCCATAGTTGTTTTGCTAGTTGTGTTATTTTAGGTCCATGTCTAGCTGATAGTTGCACCATGTCAGGCTGAACTAATCCAGCTAATGTTTTCCATGAACCTCGACTTGCTTTGAGTAAGTTCTGTGTAACTAACCAAGAACGTACTACATCATCATAAGCTCTTTGCAGATTATCTTCTGTCATAAGCTCACAATTCGTTTCGTCTACTATGTTAAAGCCTGATGCCGTAACAAATAACAAAGCTGGTTTCTCTCCTGTAGCTTTCCAATAGACTGCTTGTTGCATAACTTGTTGTGCAGATGGTTCTGTCTTAGGTTTAGGTATACGCCAAGACCTAGTACCATCTTTCTTTGGTGGGTTCCTCATAGGTAGAGAGCATTTTAGATCAATCTGTCTGCCACCTCCTGAGTAATCCTGATATAAAACTATTGGTACATCTATCTTAGGTTCAATAAATTGTTTCATTGATTCTCCCTCGATACGATTGACACCCTCAAAATATTTGTGCAATCCATCAACTGCATGTTTAATCATCTCAGGTAAATGCTCACGAAACTCCTCGTATTCTTCTGCATCTTTACCATTATCCCACGTTCTAGGTGTGTAGCCTTGGTACTCTGTAAGAGCAAACCTAACAGACTCATTGATTTCCATAGGGTCTTGTTGTCCTCTGATTGGACTAAAGTTATGTAATCCCATAGCACAATCAACACCTGTCTGTGCTTTGATGCCTGAGATTGGTCGTGATGCCATAGGAAAAGACATCTTATGTTCTTTTCTCAGGTAATGTTTCAGCACCATTTCATCTTTAGGTATGGTTGCATTACTAGAACTCTCGTGTTTCATGCCAAAGTTTATTCTGTAATCAGGTATCTCTGCCATTAGTCTATCTCCTGTACCATGTAGCCATTTCCTCGACTATCAACAAAAGTAATACCTCTTAAATCATCTAAAAATTGGTACCAATCGTCTCCATCATAGTCAAAATCATCTATGTCAAAGAGTAACCTTGCACCATACTTTTTGACCATATCTTCTTTGTGCATAAATTTTAAATCAGCCATAATAAACCTCCATTCCTTTGCTATTGATTACTAGATTATGCTTTATAATCTTTACTGTCAACATATTATTTAATTATAATTGACAGATTGTCAACAACTAAATATTATAACAGTATGAAATTAATTGATTACATAAAACAGAATAGACTTACACAAAATAAGTTTGCCATCAAATCAGGGTTAACTCGTTCAGCTATTTGTAGGATATTAAAGTCAGAAAGATTTCCTAGTCCTGATACAATGAATAAGATAGAGCTTGCAACAACAGGTCAAGTAAAAGCAAATGACTTTCTCAAACAAATGCAAGAGAGAATGATAGATGGCAGATAGTCGTAACAAGGGTGCATCTTTTGAAAGAAAGATATGCACCATGATAAAAGATAACTTAAATATAGATGCCAAGAGAAACCTAGATCAGTATCAAGCTAAAGGACAAGCTGATATTATTATTCCTAGGTGGTCTATCGAGTGTAAAGCTTACCAAAAAGGAACAACTTATAAGAAAGCGTGGCTTGAACAGACAAGAGAAGCTGCAAAGCGTTTGAACTTAACACCTGTATTGATATATAAGTTTAACAACTGTCCAATAAAGTGTGTTATTTCTCTTGATGTGTTGTCTAGGAACTTTAGTGCTGGACATGATTTAGTGTGTGAGGTTGATATAGAAACATGGTTTTACATAGTGAGGGAGAGAGATGTTATTAGCTGATGGGTTTGAAAAAGCATTTATAGGTATAACAATACCTTGTCCAAATGCAGATGAGGTTGCCGTCTATGATAGTACAATATGTTTAGATGTGCTGATGAAAAGAGATGGCATGACAGAAGAAGAAGCGTTAGAGTATTTTCATTTCAATGTAGTTGGTGCTTATGTGGGTAAGTTTACGCCTGTGTTTATTACTAGAGCTACGATAGAAGAAGCTAAAGAAAGTTGTGATTATTATGGATAAGTTTGAGTTACTTAAAAAGACGGCTGATGTTGTGAAAGATAGAGGAGAGAGTTACGGCTCCATCTTAGACAATCATACTCGCATTGCTCGTCTATGGTCTGTCCTGTTAAAGATTGATGTTACACCTGAGCAAGTCGCTCTTTGTATGATAGCAGTCAAACAAGCTAGGTTGATGGAAACACCTGACCATGAAGATTCCATACAAGATATTTTAGGCTATGCCCTTACCTACCATGAGTGTATCAATGCCAAAAAATGATTTCCAAGTATTTAAAAAGCAAGCTCGTCTTTGCAAAACAAAAGAAAGATATATAGAAGTTCTTCTTGCTTTTAAAGTGTTGCCCAATGTGAATGAGCCTATGGCAAGAATGACGTTAGAAGCTTATTGGATATACTACACAGAGCTTGATGATAGTGAAAGACGTATGAGAGATGTTTCTCGTTTTGTGCATGGTTATGTAAGTACAAATATCCAAAATAAATTATTTTCTTGACAGGTTTTTTCTCTTTTGTATAATCAGCTTTGCTGTCCTAAGCAAATCCGTATGGCAATAAGCAAAACATAGTTTATGTATCTAAGCTTTGATTAATGTAAACTATAAAATTAAATAAAAATATTAGAGTCTATAATATATCTATGCACTGCTATATCAGTGCATAGATAGAGATAGGCTCTCTTTTTTTTATTTAATTATTTCTTCTGCATCTGATATTTCTTGAAAGTGTCTAACAAGCATATCTAAGCCATTACATACACCATCATATTCTGATTTAGTATGGCTATCATTTACCCATTCATTTTCACTTTCTTTAATATCTTGAACTGCATTTTTTAATTGTTCTATTGTTATGTTTATCATATTTCTCTCCTATTTCTCATCTTGATAAATTCTATGCAGTAAAATAGAAATTGTTTTACTGATTTCTATGTTGCCTGTTTCATATCTTGATACAGTCATGTTATCTACTCCAAGTAATTTTGCTAACTCGTTCTGAGTATATTGTAATTCTGTTCTGACTTTTTTGAATTGCTCTTTTGTTAGTTGCATGGTAATTTCTCCTTTACCTTTGCTAGGTTAGGGAGTTGCATTGTCATGTATGCAACTCCTTTTTATTTTTAGTCGTTGGCTCTGTGATAAATTTCTTCCTCACTTATCTGAACCCAACAATCAGTACTCATTGATGAAGTTCTTACTAATACTTCTACAACGTCTTCTTTTACGTTTCTGCAATCTATGCCTTTTTCTTGAAAAAAAGCTATACAGTCTTTTATGGTTTGTTTGTCCATCTTTACTCCTCCAAATTAAATTGATGATTGATAGACCAAAAAGCATCATTGAGCTTGTTAATGTCTGACAAGTACAAATCATGGCAGTCTGTAAGCATACTTAAAGCATCACTCAAAGCTTTATGAGTTTGCTTTATTGCTTGCATCTGTTCTGACGTTAAACTTGCCATTGCTTTTTTATTTATAGATTGTTGTCTTTCTCTTTCTATTTCCCATTCATTTTTCTTTGTCATGTTATTGTCTTTCTCTTTTGCTAGTTATGGCATTAGTGCCGTTTTAAGCCTGTTACAGGCTTGTTAATGTAAAGACTAGTGTAATCTAGCCTTTACAATCTTATGTGTTGTTATTATTTGCAAAATCTATTGCTGATAATTGATTGTTAAAATCATAACTAAATGATCTTTCATTTACAGGAGAATCACTAACTTGAAATTCTTCTTGCTTATTATCAATAGTTTTAGATTTATAAATATACCAATTATTTATTATTGCGATTAATTCCATTGCTTAACCTCCAAAATTATTGTGATAGCAACTATCATTGAGTAAACATAAAAACCATATTGAATAGTAAATTATATAAACTGTTATGATAGCTGATATTATTAGACCTAAAAACTTTAGATAACCTTTTATTATGCTTGCCATGTTTAATTATCCTTGTATAAATATAATCTTTTCATCTAAAAACTTTTTACTTGCTCCAAGTTCTTTTGATGCTTTTGTTGTAATGATTTCTTTAACTAGTCTTTCATGTATGGCTCTACATTCTTCAATTAGCTTTTCAGCTTGCTCAATGCTAATACCATAATCAGAAGAAAACCTCTCATATGTAAGATAGTTATTAAACCAATCTAAAAAGATTGATTGCTTTTCTTTGTCTGTTTTATTGTTGTAGTTCATGTTATAGCCTTTCTTTAGTTGCTAGGTTGTGAGCCTTGTAGCTCTTGAA